CGCTGGGCAATCAGTTTTTTCATGCTCCAGCCCTCCGATCAGCCCAGCAGCTTGACCAGCACACTGGTGGCGGTGGTTGCGGCGTCCGCCGCCGCATAGCCGGCGGGGGTGTTCCCGTCCGCCGTGGCGGTGATGGCCTCCGCCGCCGCGTCATAGTAGACGGCGGCGCCCTGCTTGATCTCCTCGGTGTTGGCCTTGGTCATGGCGAACACGCCCACAACATGGAGGTGGCCCAGCTGTCCGGCTGGGATCGCCTCCGCCGCCACGCCGATCCGGGTGCCAATGGGCACCACTGCGCCCGCCTCCACGCTCTCGGTGGGGGTGTAGTCCAGGGTTTCGCCTCTCTGGTAATAGGTCGCTTTCATGGTGTCCTCCTCCTTTAGTCGTCCGTAATGACCACGCCGCTGTTGCGGGCGATCCCACGGTAGTCAACGGCGGTAATGCCCCAGTCCAGCCAAATGTCCCACACATAGCCCAGCTGGCCGGGGACCTCACTGCGGCGGATGGTGGGGGCCTCCTGGCCGTTCAGATAGTCAACCTGCAGGCTCTTGGCATAGCTGGGATCGCCCACCATAAACCAGGGGACGGCGTTGCCCTCACCTGCCAGGGCGTTCAGGGTTCCCTCCTCGATCACCTGCAGCTGGTTCCGATACTTATACAGGGCATTGACGGTATGGCTGCCGATCCCCTCCACGTCCAGCACGGCGGTTTCCAGCAGCTGGGACAGCAGGAAACCATAGCCCACGGGGACAATGACGTGTTTGGGCTGGATGGTGATGGCCTCCCCAAACGGATCCACCTGCCGCAGAAGTTTCAGCATGATTTTCTGGAGGCTGTCAATAGAGGGGGCGCAGGCGGTCTTGACCACGTTGTGGTGGGCATCGTCGAACAGGGGGGCGCCGTCAAAAATGGCTGGGTTCTCCACCAGAATGGTGTAAACCTGCTTGTTGATCGTCCGCTTTGCGCTGGCGGCGTACAGGCCCGGCACCTCGGTGATAAAACCAATATCGTCATTGATGAACGCCTGGCGGCTCATGGAGAACTGGCGCCCGTAGGTGTCGATCTTGCGCTGGGGCAGCAGTTCCGTCTTGGGGGTGTCGGCTTTCAGTTCGCCGTTTTCACCCACCCGCTGGAACTCACCGGCCCCGCCGATTAGGTAGCTGTGATCCTTGGTGGGCTTAAAGTCGGTCACGCTGCCCTTGCTGGTCCACAGCTGGAACGTGGTGGGGATATGGTTGTATCTGTGTTCGATGGCCTTTTTAATGGCGTTGTCCAGAATGGCCGGAAACGCCGCCGTGGGGTTGAAAAACTGGCGGCAGGCCATATTCCACAGATCATCCTTGCCCATGCGCAGCAGGCTGGCGGTGCTGCCCTCGCCGTCCCTGGCCATGCACTCAATGGCCAGATCCCGCAGGCTCATACCCCGGAACTGCTCCGCGCTCTCCGCCGGGTGTTCCACAGGCACCCCGGCCCGCATAAGCACGGCGTCCACCGCACCGGCGCGGAAACCGTCCCCGCCGTTGTCCCTGGCGCCCGTGTGGACCGGGGCACCATGCTGGATCATGTGGTCCACGGCGGCGGCCCGCACGGCGTCCATGGTGGCGCCGCTGCGGATATGCTCCGCCGGGTCCATGCCGGTCTGGCGGCACAGGGCCAGAATGTCATTGATCCGCTGGCGCTCCTCCGCCACGGCCCGCTGGGCGCTCTCCTCTCCGGTGGCGCTTGGCGTCCCGGCAGGGGGAGGGGTGGGGTTGTTCACGGGGTCCTGGCCGCCCACGCTGCGCTGGCCGCCGGCAGGCTCACCGCCGCCGCCGTTGTCGTCCGGCTCCGCGTCGATCTGGCGCTGGAGCGCGTCAAACTCCGCCTGCTCCTCCGCCGTCAGGCCCCGCCCGGCGGCGCGGGCGGCGTCCACAATCTCCTGCTGGCGCTTGATCCACTTTTCTTTGTTTTTCATGCTCTTACCTCCATTTTGTTCTTGTTGATCTGGATTTGCCTTTCATACATGGACAGGTCCGGCGGGTCAGCGTCGGACCGTCCCACGCCCACGGTGGCGTCCGCAGGCACGGACACGATGGAAACCTCCAGCGGCGTCCATTTCCGGGCGATCATACACGGGCCGGTGAAACGCCCGTCCGCAGACGTTGCCCCGGCCTTGACCTCCTCCCAGGCGTCCACAGCGTAGCGCACGGACGTGGTTTTCAGGGTGCCCGCCGCCACCTTGCCGAAAATCTTTTCCGCGTCGTCGTCGCTGTCGAACTCAATTTCCGCCATGCCCCGGCTGTTCTCCACCCACGCCCGGATCACCTTGCCCACCACTTTGTCCGTGTCGTGGTTGAACAGGACCACGCCCACCGTGTTCAGGCGGGACAGGTCCACCGCGCCCCCGGCATGGTCCAGGATCTCCATGCCGAAATAGCGCCGGTATGGCTCCTCACTGGAAAAGCTAATCGTCCGCCTGCGGCTGTTCGCCGCCTCCGGGCTGTTCTCCTCCCTGGTCAGGATCTCCCCCATGCTCCTGGTCCCCCGGTTTTTGTCCCGCTCCGGGTCCGCCCTGCTGGGCTGCTGTCGCTCCAGTTCCAAAAATCACACCTCCCATATCAATCCCTTTTTTCCTGCCGTACTCCAGGACCTCCGCCAGTTCGTCAATGGCGTCTTTCCAGTCCTTGCCTTTTTCCGCCTGGAGGTCCTGGAACGTCTTTTGACCACTTTGCAGGGCGATCTTGTCCGCGCTGGCCTCTTTTGCCGGGTCGATCCACTTTTTCGGCGTCTTGACCCATGTATGATCCAGAAATTCCTCTTTGCGGTCCCAAAAGCCCGGCATTTGAAACAGGCCGGACAAAACCCCGGAAATTACAAAATTTTCGTACACTTCGGACATGAACGCGGTTAATAGTTCGATCTCCTCCGTGTATGTGTTTTCATCCTCCAGGGCGTTTTGACGGGCGGACGAATAGGTGGCCCCATTCATGTCCCGGCTCACCGCTTCATAGGAAAGTCCCTGGCCCGCGCCGATCAATCCCTGCTGTGTTTTCAGGAACGCGGTGGCGTCGGTGGCCGCCCCTTTTGGGTCCACCACCTCCACGTCGTCCCCGGCGCCCAGTTCCATGATCATGCCGGGCGTCATTTTCTTGCCGGTATAATCTACCTGTCCGCCCTTGCCGCTCCAGCTGCTCCGCCCGGTCCCGCCGCTGGGCAGGGTCTTTTTAATCACCAGACCCACCAGGGCGGCGATCCGTTCCTTGATGGCCACAGCGGTGATAAATTCGTTTGTGTCCCGGATCCGGGTGATAGTGGGGGCCATGTCCGAAATTTCCCGGATCTGGCTGGGCCGGTGCTTGCTCTTGTAGAAAAACACGTCCTTGGCCTCGATGTATACCGGATCCATCAGCTGCCAGCCCTCTATGTCATACTGGCGGATCCAGTAGCCCACCGGGCGGCGGTGTATGTTGTACTCAATACCGCCCACCACCCTGTTACCTCTCTGGTGTGGGGTTGCCTGGGTCTGGTCCAGTTCGTCCACCTCCAGGCATTGGAGTTTGAACGGGACCACGCCGCCGGGGGTGTAGCGGTACAGGACGATCATGCCGCCGTCCACCTTTTTCCGCTCCACCATCATGCGCAGAATTTCATTGAAAGACTGTTCCCCGGTCACGTCGCAGTTGCGGGCCTTGCACCAGCGTTTCCATGCCGTTTCGATCCGCTTGTCCAGGTCGTCGTCCCCGGTCATGGCCCGCAGGGTGTAGCCCTTGCCCACCACGTTGCGCTTGTAGGCGTGGAGGATGGCCTGGGCAATATCGCTGTTGCGCTCCAGGTCCCGCGCCCGTGCCCGCACCACGTCCCGGCTGTGCCTGTCCGTGGTTTCCGCGCTCTCATTGTGGACGCGCCACCCGGCATTGACCCGGCCAAAACCTGCGGCGTCATACCCTCGCAGGCCGTCCAGTCCTTGCCGCCACAGTTCCCGCTCGTAAGCCCGGCGCGGGGACACGGCGGCGATCACATTGTCAAACCAGCCCACGCCGATCACCTCCCATCGAAAAACGCCACATAGGTCCGGCCCAGCAGGCTGCCGCTTTCCTCATTGGCCAGCTGTGCCTCCAGGTCGTCCCGCATGGACTTTAACATGGCCAGGTCCGCACGGGTCAGGGACCGGCTGCCGATCTTGTAGGACTGGCCGCCACATAGCACGGTGGTGATGGCTGTATTGACCTGGGCCAGCATTTCCGCCGCCGTCATTTTCGTTTCGTCCATGGTTGCCTCCGGTTAAATCCATTCTTCATGTTGGCGGATCCAGTTTTCCTCCGGCGCGGGTTCCTGCCGGGGCAGCTGGTCCGTTTTCCCCTGGGGTTTCTCCGCCTCTCCCTCCTGGTTCTGGAGAAACAGGGATCGGACCTCCAACACGTCCGCCGCTGCCGCCGCGTACACCTCACAGTCCAGGTAATGGTTGGCCGCGTGGGAGGCTTTCAGGCTCCACCGCTGGACCAGCTTGCCCTTGGCCCGTTCCGTGATCTTATGCTCCGCTGTGACCTGTTCCGCATATTCCAGGTCGCAGTCCTTGTGTACCATCCAGGCGCCCCGCCCGTTTGGTTTCCTCATTCTTGCGGCGATCATGTCCTTGTATTTGCCGCCGTCCACCAGGACCAGCTGCATACCGTTGGCGCGGCTCCCGGCCTTGTCCACGGTGGAAATTCTGTAATGCCCCTGCATGGTTGGGACGCCTTTGCATGGCCGGACCCACTCCGCATTGATCAGGCAAAATTCATAAACCGCGTCGGTCTGGTCGCCGCTGTCCATCAGGGCCAATTCCACCATCATTTTTTCACCGGATGGCAAGGAAAAGCTGGTATTCATGACCCGCTCCACCTCCGCCATGGAAAGGGCCTGGCCGTGGGCCACGTTTTGGCTGGTCATAAAGTCGCCCCATGCCCGGATCGTCCAGTACAGGCAATTTTCCTGTACGTCAATCCCGCCAGTCAGCAGCTTTGTCCACTCCGGCAGTTCCCAGGCGGCCACCTCGGTCTGGCGTTCCATGACCATATCCGCGTTGGTTTTCAGTTTGGTGTCCTCCCACGGCTCCGCCAGCCAGCTGTTGGTGAAATTCTGCAATAATTCCGGGTCGTCCTTGCTCCGCATGAACTCCCGTGCTATGTCGGAAAAACGGGTGAATGGGGAATATAGCGTATTCATCCAGAACGCCACGCTTTTGGCGGTTCCGCCCCTCTGGCGGACTGGCCGCCACTGTCCGGCCTCCAGCATTTTCCCTTTGTCCTGGTCCGTGATCACGGCAGCACACGCCTGGCACACATAGAACGCCATTTCCGCCCGCTCCGCGTTGTCCGGCACGTCGTCCTTGCTTGGCCACTTGATTTGTGCGAATTTCAGTTCTATGTACTCCCCACAGTGGGGGCAGGGGACAAAATAGTGTTTTTCCACGTCCGCCCGCTCTAGCGCCCGCCAGATGTGTCCGGTTTTCAGCGTAGGGGTGGAGGCCATGAAAATCTTTCGGTTGAAAAACGTCTTTGTCCGCTCCCTGGCCAGGGAAACGGGGTCCGCCTCCCGTTTGGACGCGCCGGGGAACTTGTCCACTTCATCCAGAAACAGGTTTCGGATCGGCTTGCTGGACAGGTCCGCCGGGCTGTTGGCTCCGGTCAGATACAGGAACATATCCCGGAATTTCAGCTGTAATTTCTTGCTTTCTGTTTCCCGGAACTTTCCCGCTATGTCCTGGCAGGCTTTGAACATGGGCACCAGGCGGGTTTCCGCCGTTGTTTCGGCCAGGTCGTCCGACGGATATACCACCATGGTGGGTGCCGGATCCTGGTCCACCATGGCGCCGATCATGTTTTCCATGGCGGTGGTTCCGCCCACTTGGGTGGGTTTGACGAATATAATTTCCTCGATCACGTCGTCAGAAAAGGCGTCCATGATCTCCACCAGGTAGGGGGTCACACTGTTGCGCCACGGCCCCGGCATGGCCCCGCCGGTCAGGGTCCGCTTTTTCTCCGCCCACTGGGAAACCGTCAGGCGCTCCGGCGGGCGCAGGACCTGAATGGCCCGGTATATCCACGGTGGCACCGTGTAAGGCTTTATTTTGGGCCGTCGTTTCATGGTTCCTCCTGGCGCTGTTCTATGGCCGCGTCAGAAAATGCGGTCAGCATGGTTTCAAGTTCTTTCCTCATGGCCTTTTCCATCGTGCGTATGGTCAGCGCGTCCGCGTAGCCGGACAGAGTGCCCACCGTGCGGGGTGGGATATTCATGGCAAATTTTTTGAACATGGCCATAAACTCCGCCAGTTCCTCCGCCGCCTGGTCCGCCGGTATGTATTTCCCCTCTGCTATGGCCGTTTTCAGCTTGTGGAGCTGCCCCTGGCTTTCTTTCAGTTCCACCTCTGCCTCCAGCTTTTTCAGGGCCAATTCCTCCGCCCGGCCCCGCTCCCCGGTTTCCTGGGCCTTTTGCTCGATGTGGGCAATATACCGCTGGATCGTTTCGCAGGTCCGATATTTCCGCGCCCCGCCGCCGGGAGGGACCTCGGTTTCCAGCACCCCGTCCTGGGTCAGCTGTTGGACCCTGCGGCACCCCTTAAAGCCCAGCATTTGGGCAATCACTCCCGTGCTGGACCACTCCGGCACGGTCCCGGTCAGGACCGCCGGCTTTTCGGCTTTCGGTTTTTTCGGTGCCGCCTTTTTCGCGGCTGTTTTCTTCTGCTCCGCCACTGGAGGCGGCCCCCTTTCCCGCCCCGGCGGTGGAGGTCCGCCGGTTTCGTTTTTCTTCCCGCGTCCGTTTCGCATTTTGACCCGCTCCGGCCCGCTCGGTTATCCCCCCCTTTAGGGGGGATAAATTCCGGCGGCGTTTTTGCTATGCGTAACGTAACAGGCCAAAATTTTTTTGGTTTTATGGGCAAAAATACCGGGACTTCTTTGCCCA